CATGGAAAACTGCTTGCATTTGTGGCGGCCGCAAACAGAAAGAATTCCCCTGCCGCCGGAATGGATGGTGTGATGGAAAGGTTAATTACATTGCTTAACACGCCAGTATCAGGCGAGTGGAAGTTGTTTTGGATTGATGTTATTGTTATGGTTATTGTAGTGGCGGTTATTTGGGTTTTGCCGAAAGGAGAATAAAATGACGATCTTCTTTTTTAAGCACATTATATTCCATTGAAGATGGTATATCCAATGCATTTAAAGAATGCACTACATCAGATGATTTAGAAAGTTCTATGGAACAGCTTATAAGCGATATTGAAGAATTGAAAGATGAAACTCAAAACAGTTTAGATAATATGCCTTCTCAATTGCAAGATGCAGATAGTGGACAGTTGCTTCAAGAAAGAATTGATGCTTTAGAAAGTTGGGTAAGTGATCTTCAGAGCATTGATCTTTCCATTGAAGATGATTTAACCGATGAAGAAAAAACAAATCGTGTTCAAGAAATCATCGAAGAAATTGAGGGGTACGGTACTGGACTATGAAAATTGGAGTAGACATTGACGGAACCCTGACTACTTCAAGCAAAGGATGGGATTATGAAAAACGAATCCCTAATCTTGAAATGATTGCTTGGGTAAATAAACATTTTGAGAAAGGAGATTTCATTGAATTGTTTACTTCACGATTGCCATGTGATCGTGCAGTTACAAAAAAGTGGTTAAAGAAACATGGAATCAAATATAATAATCTTATTTTAGGGAAACCAAAATATGATCTTTATGTAGGGGATGAAGTAAAAAGACCTGAGGAGGTATTATTATGCAAATAAAAGAATGTAAAACAAATTGTTTATTTTATGAAATGGGTGAATATTGTGCATCTCCTATAGCAGATAGAGATGATGTTATTGGAACAGAAATGTTCTGTAGCCAATACATCCCAATTAATGAATTTAAAAAAGAAATACCGCATATTAAATATATCATTGCATTGGATGAATCGGACAAAGGACAGTTACTGGAAAAAATTCCTGAATTAAAAGGAAAAGTAATTACCTTAAAAGAAAAAAAGAAATTAAAAATTCGTTTAAAAGATAAGGGAGTTTTCCCTATGTATGAAGGAAATGAATTTTATGGTTTATAAAGGAAAAATTTAAAATGACAACTAAACTTTTTCTTGATTCAGGAGCATACTCCGCATATCAGAATAAAACAATTGTTGATATTTATGAATACATGGATTTCATCAAGAAGCATGAAAAAGAAATAACTACTTATGCAAATCTTGATTCTATAGGTTCCGCAGAAGAAACTTGGAAGAATCAGAGAATAATGGAACAACACGGATTCAATCCCATTCCTGTTTATCATTTAGATGAGGATAATAAATATCTTGATATGTGTTTGAAGTATGATTACTTTGCTGTCGGGGGATTAGCTTCTGCAAAAGGTAAATCATTAAAACCTTTTCTAAAAAAGGTATTCGTGAAAGTATGTCCTGAAAGTAATAATTATTATCCCATCTGTAAAGTTCATGGTTTTGGAATAGCTACTCCTGAAATCATTACTTTTTTTCCCTGGTACAGTATTGATACTACTTCTTGGGTTCAATACGGACGATACGGAATTATACTTGTTCCCAGAGTAGAGTTTGGAAATATAACATACAAAAAACCACCTATGTCAGTAGCAATTTCTTCAAAATCAAAAGCTATTGGTGACATAAAACATTTTAGACATTGCCGTGAAAAAGATGAAGTAATGGAATATTGTAGGATTAAAAATTTTCCTATTGGCAAAACTTTGACAAAGAAAGTTAATCCTGGTTATGAATTAAAAGAAAATGAATCTTGGATTGATAGAAAAACAAAAGATAAAGTACAAGTGATTATTGAAAGAGGATTGTGTTGTGATGGGGAAATGCGGGATGCTTTGAATTTACAGTATTTTTTGGATCTTGAAAAACATATTCCTAAATATCCTTGGCAATATAAACATATTCCTAGAGTTGACTGAAAATTTTCAAACAAGTTCTGCTATAATTAAAATAGAAAATAAAAATAAAGGAGAAACCAAAATGCATGTACAAGAAAACTTTGTTATGGTATTTGCAAGAATTGAAAATAAGTGGAGAAATTTATGAGAAAAGAATTTCAGATATTAGGAGTAAATACGGGGAGGGTTAATTTAAAGGAAAGTAATATGAGACATGATGACTCGGATCAAAATGCAGAATATGCCAGATTGAAAAATCTGGAATCGTATGAAATCGAACGGAAAGAAAAAGAAGCCAAACAAAAAGAAAAAGAATCGGAAGATAACGATTAGGAGAAACAATGATTCTATACTTATCCGGTAATTTCCCTCAATTATCAAAGATTGAGAAAGAACAAAAGATGGCTGAAAACAATCAAAGAAAAGGAGCAGGATACCATCGTCTTATGACTTTCTATTATAAAAAAGATTGTCATACGATTCTGCAAGTGGCTAAAAATATCAAACCAAAAATAACTTTACATAGGAGAATCAAAGATGAGGATTGATACCAGAGAATTGAGAAATATTTTGTCATTGTTAAGACCAGCTCTTAACAAAAGAGAGCTTGCCCAACAAACAAGTCATTTTATTTTCTTCAAGGATAAAATTGCTGTTTTCGATACAAAAATCTGCATAACACATCCGTTTGAAAGTGATTATGTATTTTCAATCAAAGGAGAAGAATTTCATCGTTTGATAAATGGAATTTCAGAAGATGAATTAACTTTAACTATCGATGATAAAAAAACAAAAGCAGAGATACGAACGGATTCAACTTCCTCAACAATGAAATTGCTTGATGAAGATCAGGATAAGTATTCTGAAAAAATAAAAAGTCTTGAAAAGAAAATGGGGAAATGGAAAAAACTTCCCAAAGATTTTATTGAAGCTCTTTCATTATGCAGTTTCACCACATCAACTGATTTAACAGAAGGAGTAAGGACTTGTATTTGTTTCAAAGATGATTATGCTTATTCTTGTGATGGTCATAGAGTAAGCAGATATAAATTATCAGAACCTGCGGAAGATGATATAAATGTACCAATCAGGGCCGCCATTGAACTCATAAAATTTCCTGTTACTGAATACTGTTTTAGCGGAGAATGGCTTTGTTTCAGAACAGAGGAAGATGTGACTTTTTCTTGTTTAGCAATTAATGGAGATTTTCCTTTTGAGAAGATTTCAAAGCCCTTCAAAGAATTAGAAGAATTATCCACAATTGAACTGCCTGAAGAATTGAAACAAACAATCGATGAAACATTAATGCTTGCTTCAGAAGATACGGCATTCGCTGGTAAAATAATCACCCTTCATCTTGAAAACAATGAGATACTAGTGACAGCATCTAATGATCTGGGAAACGTCAGCAAACGAGTTTCTTTTGATTATGAAGAAACACCAATTGATATTAAAATCAATTCTAGTTTCTTATACCAAATTTTAAACAAATCAACGGAAATGTATATCGGAGAAATGATATTTTTTGTAACTCCTAATTTTCAACACTTCATGGTTAAACGAATAGGATAAATAATGATTCCATCATTTTTTGATGATGATGATTTTATCACCACATCAACAAGCCATCTTTGTGCTGAATGCAAAAAAGATGTTCGTAGTCGATATAAAAAATTACCCGCAATAGGGGATGGTAAAGTAAGTACATTAATTGTAACGGATACTTTTTTAGACTTACCTGAATCGTCTAGTGGTAAACATATCGGAGACGGAGAAAAATGGTTTGAAAAGCAACTGAAGAAACGCAGACTTGATTTGTTTTCTGATTTTTGGATTATCGGGACAACTCTTTGCAGATCAATTCATGATTACACCAAGCAAGATATAACATATTGTTTTCCAAACATTCTAAATTTTATCAGAGAGCATAAACCTAAGTTTGTTGTTCTATTAGGAGAAAAAGCAATCGAATCATGGTTTCAATCTCGCTTTTCAAATCTGTCAAGAGAAAGATGGAATAATGTATGCATACCTGATTTTGAAAGAAAAGTATGGGTTATTCCTCTTTATCATCCTTCTTATGTTGTAAAAAACGAAAATAATTCCTTAATATCTTCTCAATATGAAAGAGGATTGGATTTTTTAAAAGAATGCATTATTTCAAAACCTGATCTGAATACATTGAAAAGACCTAATTTCGATGATGTTATCGTAATGAAAGATTATGATCAGGTTTGTGAGGAACTTTCTTATGTAATTGAAAAACCACCTAAATGTCTTTGCTTTGATTATGAAACAACTGGATTAAAACCTTATAGACAAGGACATAGAATTGCTTCCATTTCTTATTGCTCCAGTTATTTTAAAGCATTTTCATTTCCTTATCAATATCCTTATTGGAAACCTTTTCAGCAAAAAAAGATCAAAGAAAAATGGAATCAAATTCTGCAAAATGATTCTTTGAAAATAGCTCATAACATAAAATTTGAAGATGTTTGGTCAAGAATCATTTTACAGACAATGCCGAATAATTGGCATTGGTGTACTATGGTCGGTGCCCATTCAATTGATAATCGTGCTAAATATTCAGGATTAAAATTTCAATCATTCTTGCATTGGGGATTGCCTAATTATGACAAAGAAATAAAACCGTATTTAGAATCATTCGATGATACTGGATTCAATCGGGTAATGAAAGCTCCTCTAAACAAACTTCTTTTATATGGTGGAATCGATTCTCTTATTACATTCTGGCTTTTCTTCCTTCAGAAAAAAGAAATGAATGATCACATCATGCAAGGATTTGATCTTTTTGTTGAGGGGACTTTAGCTCTAGCAGATGTTCAAATTCATGGTATAAACGCGGATACCGAATATTATCATAGAACACATACAGAATTGACAGAACGAATAAAAAAGACGGAGAAAGAGCTTTTACACTATGATGAATGTAAACAATTTGAAAAAGTTTATGGAAGATTGCCTAATTTAGGATCATCCAAAGATTTAGAAATGATGTTCTTTAAGGTTCTTCAATTAGAACCAATAAAACTGACAAGTAGTGGCAAAACATATGCTGTTGATGCCGATGTAATGAGTAAATTAAACACTCCTCTTGCAAAAGCTATTACCGATCTATCACGAATTAAAAAAGTTGATGGCACTTACGTTGCTCAATTTATCAGAGAGATTGATGATGATAATCGTATTCATCCTTTTTATGATCTGACAACTGTTAAAACATATCGAGGAAGTTCTAGTGGTCCTAACTTTCAAAATATTCCAGTAAGAAATGAAGAGGCAAAAAAATATTCACGATCAGGAATTATACCCTCACCAGGATTTAAAATTCTTGACTTTGATTATGGAGCCATTGAAGTAAGAATGGGAGCTTGCTATACAAAAGATCCTGTATTGATTTCATATATCATGGATCCATCAACCGATATGCATCGTGATACTGCAATTGATATTTTCTCATTGAAAAAAGCTCCCGCATCTTTTTGGAAAGACAAGAAAACAGGAAATAAATTAAGATTCTTCACAAAGAATGGATTTGTATTTCCCGAATGGTACGGATCATACTATAAAAATTGTGCTAAAAATATTTGGAGAGAATGTTCTGAAATATTGACTCATGAAGGAATTACTGTCAGAGAACATTTTAAACGAATTGGTAAAGTGTCAGATAAAACGGTGCTTGATTATTTTATTGATCATGTTAAAAAAGTAGAAGATGCTTATTGGAAAAAATTCAAAGTATTCAAACAATGGCAAGATGCTCAATATAAATTTTATGAAGAAACTGGTTTAGTAAAACTATTATCTGGTTTTGAATGTAAAGGATATTTAGGTAGAAATGAAATCGTTAATTATGCTTTTCAAGGTACGGCATTTCATTGTCTGCTTTGGAGTTTAATTCAAATAAATGGAGAATTTAAAGCAAGGGGGATGCTGTCAAAAATCATTGGACAAATTCATGATTGTTGTGTAATTGATACACATCCTAAAGAAGAAAAACTAGTCAGAAAAATAGCCACAGAAATAGCAACACAACGAATTAAAGAACATTGGAAATGGATCATTGTTCCATTAATTATTGAATGGGAAAATACAGAAATAGATCAATGTTGGTATTCTAAAATCGAAACGAGAGAAGAGGAGTAAATTATGGAATTAAATCTAAAACACCGTCCTAAAAAGATTAAAGACATTTTCGGTAATGATTCTGTAAAAGAAAGCATTAACAGTATTTTAAGCAGAGACCAAGAAAATATTCCTCATGCTTTCTTATTTCACGGTCCTACTGGTACAGGGAAAACAACAATGGCAAGAATACTTGCTAATGAGCTAGGATGCCCTGCTGATGAAATTATAGAATATAATACGGCTTCTATGAGAGGAATTGATACCATAAGAAACATTATAGAAGATTGTGTTTATGCACCTCTTGAGGGCTATTCAAAAGTATATATTCTTGATGAAGTTCACCGACAAACCAAAGATGCTCAAAATGCTTTATTGAAATTAGCAGAAGAACCACCTAAACAAGTTTACATTATCTTATGCACCACGGATCCTGAAAAATTAATACCTGCTCTTTTAGGAAGATGCACCACATATCAAATGAAACCTTTAAGACCCACAGAAATGACAAAATTGATTGATCATATTTTAGATGTAGAAGGTTTTGCTCCTACTGAATATCCATCAAGAATAAAAAAAGAAATTATCAGATTATCAGAATGCTTACCACGAAATGCATTAAAGCTTTTAGATGCTATTATTGATATGCAAGACGAGGATGCCATCATAGATGCTCTTTCTGCCGTATCTTTAGATACTGTAGAAGCAAAAGAACTATTCAATGCTCTTTTAAAAGGAGAATCATGGGATAATGTTCGTAAGATGGTGAAAACATTACTAGAAGCAAACGAACCTGAACAAATAAGGTTAGGTCTTTTAGGGTATATGAGAAATGTTTTGCTTAACTCAAAATCAAATGACAGAGCTTCCTATATCATTGATACTTTTAGCGAAAATACTTATAATGCAGGAGCATCTTTACTGGTAAACATGTTTTATTCGGTTTGCAAAAAATAACCGTAAAAAATGAAGAAAGAATTGCTATAATTAAAATAAGAAAGGAGCTTGCTATGTCATTAAAAGAGGATATGAAATTAGATGTACAAAATCTTGACAGGGCCGCTTTAGATCAACCTACTATCTATGCTGAATGGGGAGAAGCGTGGGCTAAAGCTGTTTTAGAACGAGATAAAATGATTGAAAAAATCACGGCAACAAAAGCAGAATTATTAAAATCTGTAAGAGAAGATCCTGGAAAATACGGATGGAAAGAAGATAAAAAACCAGGAGAGAATTGGTTTGCTTCCATTGTTGAATTTCATCCAAGCATCATGAAACTGAAGGAAAAACTTCCTGATTTGGAATACGAAGTAAATATGATGAGAGTGGCTAAAGATGATTGTGAACATCGATTGAAGGCATTGGGCATTCTCACCGAATTGTATAAAGGAAATTACTTTGCGGCTTCTTCAAAAGGAACTCCTTCTTATAGAAAAGCGGAAGATAATTTACAAGACAAGCAACGAGAAAAATTAAATAATAATCCAAGACTTAAAAAATTAACAAAAAAGGAATAATACAATGGATGTAGAAATACTAAATACTTTAACCAAAGCATTAATAGTTTTGGTTATTATTTTTGTGATAACCCCATTGTATTTATATACTTTAGCAAGATTGATTGCCTTGGCTATTATGAGATCAATTGACCAAATAAAAAAAGAATGGAGGAAAGAAAGTTTATGAAAGCTAAAGATCGTAGAGAATTGTACAAAAAGGAAATGGGGCAACGGCATAAAGAAAATTATGCTAATGTGGATGACAATGGACGATTTCGTGATTTTTTTGAGCCTACTAAAAAGTCGAGTGTTTCTTTTTGGAAATGCAAAGAAGATGATCATGAAATTTACATTGTTCCTTACATTGTCGGGGAACAGCATCCTAAACTGAAAGAAGGCAAAGTTGATTTTCTTTTAGATGTATTTGTTCACACAAAAGTCGGAATCAATGAGGATAGCTTTGTATGTCTTAACAGAACGTATCGGGAAAAATGTCCTATTTGTGAACATCAAGCCGCTTTGAAAGAAAGTGGAGAAGCTGATGATGATGAAATCAAAGCATTGAATCCTACACGCCGAAACATCTTTAATATTGTTTGTCTTGATTCTTCAAAAGATCAGGAGAAAGGTGTTCAAGTTTGGAATGTTTCTCAATGGCTGTTCACAAAACCTCTTGAAGAACTCGCACATAAGAAAAGAGGCGGTGGTGAAATTGCTTATGCTGATCTTGAAGAAGGAAAAGTTATTTCTTTCAGAAAGAAAGGTTCGGGCATGACAAATACAGAATACACAGCATTTGAATTTAAAGATCGTGACGAAATTCCCGATGAAGTTTTAGATGCCGCTGTATGTCTTGATGAATTAATTCACAAACCGACTTATGAAGAAGTTTCAGAAGCCTTCTTTCAGTTGAAAAAAGAATCAGCACCTGATGAGCCTGATGAGCCTGATGAGCCAGAAGAACCAGAAGAAAAACCTAAACCCAAAGCAGTACCAAAACCTCTTGCAAAGAAAGCTCTTGTGAAAAAAGCACCAGAGCCCGAAGAGCCTGAAGAATCAGATGTTCCCGATTCTTCTGATTTAGAATGTCCTGGTGGAGCTGATTTCGGCAAAGATTATAACGAGTATGAAGAATGCCGTACTTGTGAAGTCCGAGAAGAATGTGCCGAAGAAAAAGAAAAACTGCAAAAATCTGCTCCTGCTCCTGTTAAAAAACCCTTAACAAGAAGGAGCAGTTAATTCAATGCAAAAGATCATTAAGAAAAAATCACAGGAAGTCAAAGAAGCGGTGGATGCCCCTGTAAATGATGATCTTGCTTTTGTAACAAGGAAAGTTAGTGTGGAGAAAGTGCTGTCAACTGGCTCCACACTACTTGACCTTGCTATATCAGGAAAGAGAATACGAGGGGGAGGTATTCCAGGAGGTATTGTTGTTGAAATATATGGACCTTCTGGTTCAGGAAAGTCAGCAGTTCTTTCGGAGATTGTTGCTTCATGTCAGAGTAAAGGTGGGGATGCTGATATTAAAGATCCTGAAGCTCGTTTAGATCGTGAATATGTAAAAATTTATGGAGTGCATATTCAAGATTGTTCTTATTCTCAACCTGATACCGTAGAAGAAATCTTTTCAGCTATTCCCACTTGGAAACCTAATCCTACTGTAAAAGGAGCAATCAATGTTTTAGCAAATGATTCTTTAGCCGCTCTTTCTTCTGAATTAGAAATGGGACCTAAAGGAGATAAAATGGGTCAAAGGAGAGCTAAATTATTTTCTGAAGGATTTAGAAAAACTTGCAGGATCATTGCTCAAAACAATTGGTTGATGATTTGTACAAATCAGGTGAGACAGGGAGATTACGGAGAAACAACTCCTGGTGGACTTGCTCTTGCTTTTTATGCCTCTTTGAGAATACGAATAAAGCAAGATGATACCATCATCAAAGAAATAGAACTGTCTAAAGAATCTGAAGGAAAGAAGGAAAAGAAAACCAATAAGATGAAAAAGATTATTGGTATCGAAAGCACTTGTTTCATCAAAAAATCATCTATCGATGATCCATATCGTGAAGTGCCTATTTACATTGTATTTGGTTATGGTATTGATGATATTCGTGGTAACCTTCAGTATATAAAAGACATGACAAACAGCACAGTTTATTCTTGTCCTGATGGTAAAACGTATCAGTCCATAAATGCCGCTATAGGGCACATTGAAAAATGTGACTTGACAGATCAATTAAAAGAACAGACAATTGATTTATGGGAATCTATTGAAGCAAAATTTAATTTAAACAGACCGATGAAAAGGAGATAATATGAACGAGATTTTGATGGTTTTCGTTGCTAACGTAGGATTGATGATAGGGAAACCCGTATTAGATAATTCTGCACTGGTAGTATTGGTAGATCCGAGAATCTTAATAGTAAATCAAAAAGAAAATAAATATAAATTAATTCCCCTTATCGGAAATCCTGAAGAATTTATTATTGGTAATTCTTCTTATTCTTATTATACGGTAAAAGACCAAAAGATTATCAATAAGTATATTGAAAGTACATCAAATATAACTGTTGCCACAACGGTTCCTTCAGACCCTGCTTTAGTCAAATAAGGAGAATTTAATGATTCTGTTAGTGGATTCTAATTCCATTTGTCATCAAGCAAAACATTCGATGGGGAATCTTACTTGGGAAGAAAAAGAAGTTGGTATTATTTTCGGATTTCTACGCCAACTTCTTTCTCTTGCTAAAACATTTGAAACAAATAAATTTGTTTTTGTTTGGGATTCCCGAATATCATTAAGAACAAAAATGTTTCCTGATTATAAGAAATCCAGAAAACGAGAAAAAACACCAGAAGAAAAAAGATTTGATGATGTTTCGTATGCTCAATTTGACATTATCAGAACAGAAGTTCTTCCTGAAATTGGTTTTATAAATAATTTCATGAAAGACGGTTTTGAAGCCGATGATCTGATTGCTCAAATAACAAAGACATATCATGATCAAAAAATAGTCATTATTTCTACGGACGAAGATTTGTACCAGCTTTTATCTGAAAATGTGAGCATGTATTCAATTAAAAAGAAACAACTCTACACAGAGCATAATTTGTGGAAAGATCATCGAATTATTCCTAAAGAATGGGGAGAAGTGAAAGCAATTGCCGGATGCACTACAGATTGCATTCCTGGAATAGAGCATGTTGGAGAAGTAACTGCTTGTAAATATATCACAAAAAAATTACCTGTTTCTCAAAAAACATATAAAGCAATAAAAGATGGCAAATCAATTATTGAGAGAAACAGGAAACTAGTTGTTTTACCTTTAGAAGGAACTCCGTCTATAAATCTTGAATCCAAAGAAAAATTAAACTTAAAAGGATTTATTACCATATCCCAAAGATATGGTTTTAGTTCTTTTACAAGCAAAGAAAATCTTGCTAAATGGAAAGAATATATTTTTAAAGGAATTATATAATGGGAGCTAAAGCAAAAGGAGGAAATTTTGAAAGAACTGTAGCCACTTCTTTAAGTTTATGGTGGTCTAAAGGAGATCGTGATGATATTTTTTGGAGAACTCACGGTTCTGGCGGACGTTCTACAATGAGAGGAAAACAAAATAAAAGAACTGAAGGACAATATGGGGACATTTCTGCTACAGATATTTCAGGAAAGCTTCTGATTAAAAATTGGTGCATCGAATGCAAAACAGGATATTCTTCTTCCAGAAAAAATGAAGTTCTAACAAAAGATGGACAAAAGAAATCCGTAAAACAAATTACTAATTGGTGTGTTTTAGATGCAATTGACAGCAAACAAAATGTTTCTGTTATTGAAGCATTATGGAAACAAACTTATGATCAGGCTATAGAAGCAGGCAATCAGCCTATTCTAATTTTTCAAAGACCACGAATGTCTCCGTGCATTGTTTTCAATCTTCGATATTTTAATTTTTTATCCAAAACTTTTGATATACCTGATAAGCATTGGATTGTGTTAAGAGGACATAGTTCCATTGTCATTATGTCCTTAAATGATTTTTTTAATTGGATTCCGGACATAAGAAAAGCATTTAAATAAAGGAGTAATTTTTATGGAAACGAAAAAGATCACAAATGCCCATGATCGTTTCTTATTTTGGCTTGAGGGGTGTAAAGGAAATGCTCATTCTGTTCGATTTAGTTGGGAAAGAGGGAAATCTTATACTGGAGAAATAGGTGTTAATTTGCGAAATAAGAAAAGGGAATTTGAACGATTGAATAATGCCTTTAAAGGAGAAAAACCATGTTAGTAATACCTTACGGTAAAGCAAAGTATTGTCCAGAATGTGATGCCATTTACAGCAATAGTATTTCTGATTGTCCCATTTGTTGCAATAAAAATGGAGTATCTTTAAATTCTATTCGTAATGAAATAATAAAAAAATTAGGCAATTTGGAAGAAAGACGTGGAGAAATTCGTTCAAGTAATTATAATCAAGTTCTTTTGTTTTAAAAATGGAGAAGCATAGGTCGATAGCTGAAGATAGGAAAGTCGTTTCATCATGTAGTATGATTCCCGGTATGTATGATTATACTTCTCTTTTTAAGGAGCTAAAATGAAATACAGAGTAGAAATATTTCAAGATAATAATTGGGTGAAATGGAGTACCCATAAGAATGAAGAAAATGCTTTATTCAATGCAGAAGTAATTCATAAAAGTAGGAAATGTGATACAAGGGTTATATTTGATGGAAAAATAATCAAATCATTTTATGCCAGCAAACTTATTATTTAGAAGGAAATAAAATGATCAAGTCAACCATTCTTGAAAATTTTCAAAGCCATACTTTTTCGGAATTAGAATTTCATGAAGGAGTCAACGTAATCACCGGTCCTTCTGATTGTGGAAAATCTGCAATAATCAGAGCATTTTATTGGGTATTCAATAACAGACCTTCTGGGGAAAGTTTCAAAAATTGGAAATCTAAAAAATCAGATCAAACAGCCGTTGAAATAACAACCGATGAAAACAAAATAACTATTACCAGAAATAATGGTAAAACAGCATATATCATAAATGAAGGAAAACCACTAGAAGCAATGAAAATGGATGTTCCTTCTGAAGTGACAAAAGCAATTGATATAGCCGAGTATAATCTTCAAACACAATTTGATCCTTACTTCTTGCTTCAATCAACTTCCGGAGAAATTGCTAGAAAATTAAACGAATATGCAAATATTGAAATCATCGATATTCTTTTCCAAAATATTGATGCTGAAGTAAGAAAAACAAATGAATTAATTTCCCATTATAAATCAAACAAAAATCAGATTGAAAGTTCTTTGGAAGAATACAAAAATCTTGATGATATTAAAATCATCATAGATTCTATGTCAGAAAACTACGAAAAATCGACGGTAATTGCTCATTCCCGCAATCTTTTACAAAAAAACGTAGAATCTCTTGAATCTATTGAATCAGAACGGTCTGAACTAAAATCCATTATAGAAGTAGAACAAAGAATTAATCCATTAATTAATTCCATTGATGAAATAAAAAACATTGAAAAGAAAAGAAAAATCTTATCTTCAACAATCCAATCATTGGAAAATATAGAATCAGAAATTAATTCTGGTAAAGATATTATTGATTTAGAAAAACGAGTAGAATCTATTTGGAAAATGATAAAAGATTGCAATAATATTTACAATACAATGGATGAATTATCTAAAACAGTTTCTTCTTTAAATAATATTGAAAATCATTTTGATGTGGAAAAATTAAAAAAAGAAAAAGCAGTTAATGAATACCTTAACTATTTATCTAAAGAAAAGAAATGCCCAACTTGTTCATCCACATTAAATAAAAACATATTGAACAATATAAAGGAGAATTTATGACAGACACTGGATATGAAGATATTGAAATTCCTTTTGGAATGCATAAAGGAAAATTGCTTGCAGATATTCCTAATAGTTATCTTGCTTGGCTCCTTGATCAAGAATTTGTCGAAGTCAGGCATCATAAACTTTATACAATGGCAAAATTAGAACAGCAATATAGAATAGCCAATAACATTTACATTGAGGATTAATCATGAAATTACTTTTGACAGGGGATTGGCACTACACAAACAAAACGCCAGCATCAAGAATTGATGATTACCAACAAACTCTTGAAGATAAAATAAAATATATCTTCAAAATAGCTTTGGAGAAAAAAGTTGACAGAATCATCCAACCTGGAGATTTTACAGATACCCCTTTTCTTGACTATAACAATTATATCCGATTGTTCAATTTAATATCAGATGGTGATATTCCTATTTATACTATATTTGGTCAGCATGATCTAAAATACAGAAACAAAGGAAATACTCCTCTTGATGCTTTGCATCATTCACTTGGTGGTTTTTATGTCGATTTTGGATTTGCTTCATTTGATATATGTAACATGTACGGTGTTTCTTATGGAGAAGAAATTCCAAAAATAAAACACCCAAACAAATTTAACATCCTTGTCATACATAAAATGCTTCTTCATAAAAAAGAAGAAGAATGGCAAGAAGATTATGATCTAGGAATAGATTTTCTGAATAAACATAAATTTAATTTGATTGTCAGTGGAGACAATCATCAATCATTTTTTGTGGAAAAAGATAAACGATTTTTAATTAATTGTGGAAGTTTAATGAGATCCACGATTGAACAAATCGATCATCATCCTTGTTTTTATATTTTTGATACAAAAACAGGAGAATATTGGCAACACATGATTCCTATAAAACCTTGGAAAGAATGTTTTGATTTGGAAAAGAAAGTCAAAGAGGAAGAAGCCGATGAAAAAATGAAAGCTTTTGTTTCTGGATTAAAAACACACAAATCTTTAGGATTGAATTTTGTGGACAATTTAATGACATACATGCAAAAAAACAATGTGAGTATGGAAATACAATTAATCATAAAAAATAATATGGGAGTAAAAGAATGAAAGACATTCAATCAGAATTATCCAGATTAAAAGAAATAATTGACAATGCTAAAAACAATATGGCTACTCTTTCTGGTCGAAAAATGGAATTGCTGAAACAACTGAAAAAAGATTTTAAAGTTTCTTCTGTAGAAGAAGGAAAAAAAGAAATACAAAAATTAGATAAACAATTGAATGAAGTAAACCAAACAATAGAAAAAGAATATAATAAATTAAAGGAAGAATATGATTGGTAAAACTGACATTCAAAATCTTCAAAGTAAATTAGAACAATCTATTGGCAAAAGGGAAATGCTTCAATCACAGTTAAAAAATGTCAAGGATTCGTTGGCATCCGCAGAATCCCACAATCAAAACTGCAAGCTTGCTAGAATCATCGTACAAACAGTGGCAGAAGAAACACAAAAGAAAATTGAATATCAAATCAGCAATGTGGTATCCCTTGCTCTTGTATCTGTTTTCCCTGATCCTTATGAATGTAAATTACAATTTGTCAAAAGACGAAATAAAATGGAAGCAGATATTTTGTTTCTTAAAAATGGAAATGAAGGTAAACCAATTGAAATAGCAGGTGGTGGTACTTTAGATGTAGCCTCATTCGCATTAAAGACAGCCATATGGGCAATCAAACCAACAAACAATGTCATGATTCTTGACGAACCTTTTCATTTTCTATCCAGAGATTTGCAAAGTAAATGTTCTCAAATGATCAAAATGATACAAAAGGAAACTAATATTCAATTCATCATTGTCAGTCATATACCCGAAATAACAGAATCTGCCGATAGAATTTTTAATGTAGAAAACATAAATGGAATTTCTAAAGTAAAACAAATTTAGAGAAAGGAGGAAATCAAAGATGGTAAATATCTTTTATGTTTATATTTACCTTGATCCTAGAAAACAAGGTAAATATGTTTATGGTGATCGTAAATTCCTTCATGAACCTATTTATGTAGGAAAAGGACAGCATAAAAGAGTTTACTATTTTGAAAAACATAATAATTATTTCCGAAATAAATTAGCAAAAATAAGAAAACCAATTGTTTTACTTATTGCCGAAAAATTATTAGAGATGAAAGCTTTATTATTGGAAAAAGAATTAATTTCTTTAATTGGTAGATGTGATTTAGGTAAAGGACCATTATGTAATCTAACAGATGGTGGAGAAGGTACTTCAGGTAGAATTTTATCCGAAGAAACAAAAACTAAAATTAGTAATTCCAATAAAGGCAAAACCTTTTCTGAAGAAACAAAACGTAAACTATCTATTGCTAAAAAAGGAAAACCTTCATCAAATAAAGGAAAAAAAGTTTCTAAAGAAACAAAACATAAATTATCCATATCCCATTTAGGATATGTTCATTCAAAAGAAACAAAAAGAAAAATGTCTTTAGCCAAAAAAGGAAAATTAAAATCAGAAAAAACAAAAAAGAATATGAGTTTGGCACAAAAAGGAAAAATTGTTTCTGAAGAAGCAAAGAGAAATATGAGTTTAGCTCAAAAAATAAGATTTACTTCTGTCAAAGAAAGGAGGAAATTATCAGAAGCCGCTAGGAATAGAAAACCAGTATCAGAAGAAACAAAAAGAAAATTATCTAAATCTGGAAAATTAAGTTGGATAAAAAGAAAGGAAAATAAAAAATGAATACGACCAAAATAGATGTCAATAAGTTCAAAGATGTGACAATGGGAGAGATTTTCAAAAAGAAGTACCCAAAATTGATCGTGCCTATGATGGGATTAACTGGTCCTATTTGGGATTTGATCAAAGAAAAAGATGCTAAAATTTCAGGAACCAAAAAGTAAGTATCGTGA